TTACTCCTAATGGTGGAGGGACTCTTCAGGGACTTTTGGGAATTGCACTTATGGATGGAGGTGATGGGGATAAGATTCCTATCTTGATGAAAGGACTCGGAATTACATTTGTGACGTAAAAAAAACTTTAATTTTTAATCAGAAGATTATTGTGTTTTTAACACAAAATAAAAACTAAACTGGAGGTGATATCAAATGTACAATGTACAAAAGGGAAATGTTAGGGAAGATAAGTTTCTGACGGGCCTGGCTGTTCGCTATGCGAACAACGAGTTTACTGGAGGCATGTTTCTCCCTGAGTATCCGGTTAAAAAAGAATCGGATAAGTACCGGATTTTTAACAAAGACGGATTCTTTAAGGGTGCTCCTAAGAAAGCTGATGGGGCAATCACTGAAGAAGCAACCCTGACTTACGATGAAGGAACATATTCCACGTATGAAAGAGCCATTAAAGATATCGTAACTGACAGGGCTATGCAAAACGCTGATGCTCCTGTGCGCCCAAAGATTGATGTTACAAATTTCCTCACTGAAAAGGTTTTGCTTTCACAGGAAATTGATATTTGGGCCTTGGTTCTTGGAACATCAGGTCTTGGAACCTCATATGATGCCGACCTTACATCCACAACCGCGTGGATTAGTGGTACTGATCCAGATATCCTTGGTGATCTTTCCGCTGCCATTGTAATTATCTCTAAAGCCATAGGTAAGAGGCCTAATCAGATTTCCTTTACAACTGAAGTTTCTGAAGCTATTACTCAGGATCCAGTCATTAGGGAAATTTTGAAGTATCATACCTCTTCTATGATTTCTGGAGATGCTTTACCGGCTACCCTCAGGAATATGAAGGTTATTATTTCTGATGGTCTTTGGAATGCCTCAGATGAGGGAGTGACGGCTTCATATGAGTATATTATGAAGTATCATGTCCCAATTTGTTTCATTAATCCTGGTGATAATCTTACTCTTGGTCGTACTTTTGTGAGCAAGGGCTTTAAGGTTGTTCGTTGGAGAGATGATGATCGTGAAGGAGAATTTGTTAAAGTGAATAAGGTGTATTCTCCGAAGATCACTAACGCTAGTGCAGGATATATGTATAACCGAGTTAGCACAGGAACGTCTGCTGACGATTAACATTAACACTTTTCCGATAGAGCCTTAATTGGTTTAGAGCTTACCTCTAATTAAATCTATATAAGAAAGGAGAATATCATGCCAGCAAGATATTTATGGGGTGATACAAAGCTTGATTTTGTTACGTTTAAAGGAAGAACCGTTAATCCTCCAATTAAAGCTGGAAGGATGTATTACAATACGACTTATGGATTTATGTTCTATGATGGAACATCTTATGGAATGATCCGTGACGTCCTACATAATTAAAATCTCAAATCTCTGATAGATAAAAAAAAATCAAGGAGAATAAAAATGCCAAAGGTTAAAGTAATTGTTATAAAGAATAATCTTAAATATCGTATTCCTGGTTACAAGGGGGGTGAATCATTTATCCCGAAAATGGGACAGATGATTGGCCTCCCGAAGGAAATTGCCTTAATCGAACTTAAAACAGGGAACATCAGAAAGCTTTTGCCTGAAGAGAGAGAAGTTTATAAAAAGAAATTAGAAGAAAAAAAGAAAAAGAAGGCGAAAAAGTAAATGTCTAGGATTTATTGCGAGATTACAGATGTTAAAAGGCTTCTTCGGTCTGTTGCAAACAGAGAATCTAAAATAAGATTCTCTGATGCGTATCGAGACCTTAAAGCTGATTCTGGAAATACAGGAACAATCGCTTTAAGCGGAGTTACTTTTGTAGATGTTTATGCCGAACACGAAACCTTTACTTTTGAATTTACTGATTCTACTTCATTTGATGTTTCTGGAGATGTTGTTGGAAACATTGGTTCTGGAAATAGATTTGATGCTTTTATTGCTGAAGAGAGATTTTCTGTTCCTGTAGCTAATTGGAGCGGAGCTGCTTTAGAAGGGGATAAATACTATATAACTTCAGCGTCAGATGTTAGCGAAGACGACGGGCATGAATACATTGTAGACGCAACAAGAAGAATTAACTCTAGACTGGAAAGGATTTTTGGAACATTAGATAATGTCTCGTATTACGATAGTACGAACGTTGAGCTTCCTCAAGCTGTCGAATTTGCTTGTATACGGTATACGGCTTATGATATTTTTAATTCAGTATACGCAGGAATAGCTCCCCCAGGTGAAGATTCTCCTGTAGAAGGATGGAAAGTATCAGCAGAAGATACTTTAGGAGAATACTTATCAGGACATGGAAAAGGTCCTATTTGGAAGTCTAGAGAAGCTCGAGTTGAAGAAATTGGTGTTGAAGGTGTTGAAGGCGGAATAATTGAAATAGATGAATTATCTGATGCGAAAAATAAACAGTACGAGAGATAATAATGCTTGGTAACTTTGGTTTTGATGTAGAATTTGATCCTAAAGATCTTTATATAGGAAGAGATCTTCTAAGAAAACTTGAAAGTTTTCCCCCTCATATCTGGACTAGAGTTACAGAAGAAGTAAAGAAAGTTGCTAGAAATCGAGCTAGTGCTATTTCAAAACATTCTGTGAGTAAAGCAACTCAGAAGTGGAGGAAGTCTGCTCATAAAGCAGGAAGAAGAGTAGAAACTCATGTAGGTTCTTGGAAAGTTCCTCGGAATAATTCTAGAGTGGGCATGAGAACAGGAACGTTTCTTAATGATCTTAAAGAATCTAAAGAACCCGGAGTGACTATTAGAAGCGGGGGAATGGGGGTATATGGAATAGCTAATGGAACTTTTTCGTATACAATAAACGCAGATGCCTTTGCTAAAGTTTCTGGATGGGGTGGATATCCTAACGTTTTCTCTAATTATTTGCAACAACGAGGGATCATTCCAGAAGAAGGTTTTCTTTCAATGGATGTTGCCCAGGAAAATTTAATATTAGACTATCTTGAAAAAGAAGTCTTAGAATCTTTAGGTAAGTAATAATGACAGAACTTGATTTTAGAGGAGAAGATAATTATTTTCGTAATGCAGTTTTAAATTGCATTGAAGTTCTTAAGAAATTCTCTTCTGAAAACAGTAAGACTATTCGAAATTATTATGAGGAAGATGTTATTAATCCAATAACCCCTTGCTTTGTCGTTATCGTTACAGGTTCTAAAGATGAGATGAGAGCTTCTCAAAATCTTTCTCGAATAAGATATACTATCCATATGAATCTTGAAATTTGGTTTTTTCATTCTGATTTAACAGAAGAAACAAAAAGAAATGAAATAACTTATGTTCTTTGGGAGATATCTGATTTATTAAAAAGAAACATGACTTTAAACGAATTTGTTCCCAAGTTAGGGATAGAAATTCAAGGAACAAGATGGGTTCCTCAACAAAGAGGAAGTCGAGTTTTAGCAGGTGGCGTAATAAATGTTTTAGCGAAAAAACTTTATACTTGTGATGTAGAACGGTAACTTGAGACTTAATGAAAAATCGGTAGGGGTTTTTCTTAAGATAGAAGTTTTAGAGAAAACCAAAAATGTGTATTATCAATTAATCAGTGGAAGTACAATGATAAACAAGTAAGCTTCCTACTTTCTGGAAGGAGGTGGAATTCATGACATTGTATGTGGGGCCAGCAGTTGGGGCACGTGGACAATTAGGGTTTGCAGAAGAAGGAGCATATGGAGATCAGCAACAGACTCCGGATAACTTCATAGAAATGAGGGGAGAAACTGTTGTTTCTGAAATTGGAGCTCTTATTTCTCAATCTTTAAGGTCTGATCGGGCTGTTCATAAAAGAGTTTCTGGAGTTGAGGCTGCTGGAGGAGATGTTGAAGCTGAAGTTTCTCCGAGTGGATTTGAAACTTGGTTCAAGCATGCTCTTGGAGATGTAACTACTACTCGTACGGATACTGCGTTTATTATTGAATGTACTAACAATGCAGAAACAAAATGCGAGTTATCAATTGTCCATGTAGCAGGAGTTGCCACTACTCTTGTGATAGATATGGATGTAGGAGCAGATGTTTCTCTTGATTTAACAAATGCATCTTACGATATTATTAGCGAAGTTATGGCCGCCATTAATCTTCACGCTAATCTAGCTTGCTGGAGTGCTTATGATGCTACTCAGGGAAGTTGGACATCTACAATTCAATCTGGCGATTATTTAGCAGCTTCGGATGATAGTAATTGTCTTGAGGAATGTTCAAATATTGATATCCTTAAGACTCCTAATGATAGGTGGACAGTTGGTACTGAATGGGGTGTTTATTCCCATCAGATTCAGGGAGGATCTACTCTTCCTGCTGGTATGTCTGTAGAAGCTGGAAGGGATGTTGCGGCGTTTCTGTATTCTGGAACGAAAATTAACACAATGGAGTTAAATGCGACCCCTGGTGAGTTTTTCATGTCGACATTTGGCCTTATGGCAAAAGGAGCAACGACTTCTTCTTCTCCTACTGCTGATTCGTCAAATACAGGAAATGCTAAGAATGCTTTTAAAATTAGATATACTGGAGATAACTCAACAGCTACTCTAGCAATTGATTCGAGTAATTATACAGTTACTTTAGAAATTGATGGAACTACTGAAGACATGGTTCAGAATATTAACGAACCTTATGTAGATCCTGAAACGGGAACAGTTTATAATTTGCAAAAGTTAGGTGGTCTTGTTGACTATCTTGATGATCTATCATATATAGATTGTCAGATTGCTGATTACGCTGCTCCTGCGGCTGAATGTACTACTCTTAATCATTATCCCGCAACCGATATAACTTCTTCAAGTTATACTTGGTTTAACTTTGAGTATACAGGCACGAAAGCTTTGCCTGTTATGTGGGGGGATTATATAGGGTCAGATGATGGAGATTCTATAACATTCTATGTGAGAGTTGTTGTCGGAGGTGCTACTGGCACAGCAACTCTTGACTTTAAGGAAAGCGCAAGTGGGACGTATGCGAATACTACGACTACTTCGGCTACTGCTGCTACGGAAGTTAGAACAGGATCAAATGTTGATTCTGGATTTACAGTTTTCTTCCCAGATAATACTGAACTTGTAGCAGGAGATGTTTGGACTTTTGAAACTATTAAAGCTGCAACAACAGCTTCGTATACGGATATTGATCCATTCTCAGGGTTTGAAGGAGCTCTTACGCTAGACGGAGCCTCTGCGGATATTATGGGATGGACGTGTACGCTAAATAATAACCTTTTTGGAGAAAAGTATCATCTTGGCGAAAGAACTAGAGGGAAACTTCCCGAGC